GCTTGTGGTTGTGAAGGAGTTTCAGCCACGGGCTGTTCAGCATTGGTCACAGACTCAGGCTGAATTACTTTTTCTTCGATTGCCATAAATTAATTTTCAGTAGGTGTTTCAGTTACAACTTTTGCTTTAGCTGGTTTCTTTGCAGATTTTTTTGATTTTTCTCTTACTGCTTCAGAAACATGCTCAACAAGCTCCCATTTATAAGATCCATCAGATTGAAGAACCTTATCTAAAGATTTACTCATGATAATTATTATACTTGTATATTATCTTAGCAGATTATTCAGATTTGACCTCATTTGCTGTCGGTAATACCTCACCTTGTACCAATATATCTCGGAACTCTTCTCTATCTATTACCTGTTGGTCAAACAACGAGGTTAAAGCGGTAATATCTTGTCCAATCAATCTTTCAATATCAAAATCTCTACTAATCTTTACTTCGGGTGGTTCGATACCTACATATTCAGCAGATAAATTAAACGCTTTCTGTAACTTTTGCTCTAATTCCATAGAAACCATAGCAAGCATAGAATTAGTATCTACACGATCCAACCTCCTTGCATCAGCAGATTCCGCTACAAACTTTTGCTGTGACAAAGTGCTAATACCAAGTGTTGCCATTTGCATTTGTAATTCCTTAATTTCAGCAGATTGAGCATCAAAAGCACTACTAGCTGGTTCTACATAGTAAACTTTATTGCCAGGTTGAGTTGCCATCGCATAATTAACAGAGATAGCTAAATCTTTAGTCTGATCGTCATAACCTTCCATCACTAGCATAGGTTGAGATGCAACGTGCAAACTATGAATCAGATCTGCCTGTCTTTGAAAATGTGCAAGATTAAGATATGCAATATCAAGTAAAGGTGGTTTACTAACTAAATTCTCTGTTTTTCCTGAGTAAATAGTGACTAAAGGTATTTCACCAAGAGAAAAACTACCTGATTCGACTTGTTTGTAATCTTTATTGGTAGTTGCTACTTCAAATTCACCGACAGAACTACCATCAGCAACGTCATACATTTCTTCTATCTGTTCTTTTTTACGAAACACTCTATATCTACCAGGTTCAATTACTCTTATCTGATCGAATACTTTTTCACCAAACTGACCACTCGGTAACACTGCTTTCTCAGCTAGTCTCACCTGTATCAAGTTGCCATAATTAGATTCGCGATCCAATCGCCAGCCATACAAATTAGTGGGGTCTACTTCAATCCAATATGGTCTACGATTTTGTTCTCTTTCTTCTGCAAGACTAACCGCACCAGATGGTGCAGGGTAATCAACAAGGATATGACTTTGACCATAAGTTAATGAACACATCAATATCCTTCTTGCATATTCATCTAAATCTGATTTGCAACCATCAACATCCATCTTGAACATTTCTGTCCAATAAGGATCTCCAGTTAATGTTATAGGTTTGCGGAGAACTAAACCTGTTGCTGCTCTTATTAATCTCTGCGTAAAAGGACTAAATACTGCTCTATTGACTCTTGCAAGGTAAGCATCATAATCTTCTCTCGGTTCTAATGGTAAAAATGCTTCACTATTAGTTCTTAAATAATCTGTACCTTCAGTAACAGCCTTCATTATTTCCCAACCTTTCATCATATCCAAAACTGCTCTAGTTTTGGTAAAAGGACTATCTTCACCTCCCGCAGAAGTAGAAGAAATAATATTGGTTCGTATTGGGCCTGGAATTGAATAAGTCATTTCAACATCTCCATCGTTTTAATGCTAACGCTTTTCTAGTAGGTCTACCTTTTTTATCTTTTAATGGCCCTGGCATGCCCGACATTCTTGCACAAAAACTTTTTCTTCTTGCTGCTCTTTTACCTGTCGGATTCTTTTCTGTTACTGGTGCTTGTAAATTACTTCCTGTAGCTCTGTTATATTTTCTGCGTCCTTTAGCAGTCAGCCCACCTTTCCTAGACTTTTCTCCTCTTCCAATTGATAAACTGACTCCTTTTTTACGTGGCATTATTTTCCTACTTTAGCTTGTGCCTTTTTATGGGCTTGAGTAAAAGTATCTCCTGCTCTCATACGTCTTTTCATAAACTCCATGTGCTTATCGCTATGGTGTTCTGAATGTTCCTTTAGTTTGTTTTTTTGACGAGTAGTTAATTTCATTTCTTTTTCCTCTTTTTTTTCTTTGAACGTAGTTTTTTAAGATCAGCAGCCGTGATCTTATCTCTCGGTGGAGCAACCGCAGCAAGTTTACGTTGCTTCGATGAGTAAGATCCTTTAGGCATTAGGCAGCATTGGTGATAGCACCAGAAGAAATAAAGCTAACACTTACAGTTTCAAGGTCACCTGTTGTTGCAGATAGACTTGTTCCTGTGACAATCCCACTAAAACTTACTTTCTTAGTGCCAGAAGTATCTAAAAATAATTCAAATTGTGCATCGCCAGCATCTTCTGTAGTTAATACATCAGCAAGTAAATTAGCAGTTTCATTACCACTAGCTGCTGTATAAAGAAAATCAATAGTACCAGAGGCAGAAAGTAAACCACCAACAAAACTTCTTGATGTTGCTCCATGAGCAGTTACATCTAAAGTGTCCTTAGTCGTATCTAATGTCCAACCAGTTGTAGAAACTATTGCTTCTGTTGTACCAGAGGAGTTCTTAAATTTAACAGAACCTTCCTCTCCACGAAAAAATGCCATAATCCTAAGAAAAAAGAGTATTTAAAATTATTTTAACTTGTAGTTGACTTTTTTACAGTATCTTTACTGTTATTCCTCATATATTGTTCACATCTGGGATCCCAGAGGGCAGGATTTCGCTTGCCTTTGACTTTTTCAATAACATCAAGCATTTCTGGTGTGATTTCAATCATTTTTTCTTTGTTTTCTTCTTCCTAAGTATATCAGCATCAGCTTTTCTAGCACCTCCCCTGCCTGAAATGAAACTATTTACTCTGCCCATAGCCCATGCTGCCATTGGTACGTTACGCGATCCAGATGATAGGTATGCTCCCTGTCCTCTGCGATACACCTGAGACAGTTGACCGTAGGTGAAACGGCTTTTATCTGCTTTTTCTCTTAGTGTTTGTTTTGTTTTTTCGCTTAGAGGCTTTCTTCTTGTCGTCATTTTGGGCTGTTCGTGATTTGTTAATAGCTTTTATGTCAATATATTGCCCTTTTTTGTACTTTTCGGCTGTTTCTTTGATCTCTTTTGCTTTTGCAGACTTATTTTTTGCACCTGCAAGGTATTTGCTAGGTACATTCGTCTTCTTATCTCGTCTCACCCGTCTAAAGCGTCTCATTTTTTCTTAGTTTTCTTTTTCTTTTTTTTCTTTTTTGGTGTGGATTTCATTGATCCACCATAACCATAGCCCATAGTAAAAAGAAACTCTTAATATATTCTAAACGCAGTCTGCCCTAATGTCTCTGGTTTCGCCAAATTAAATTGCTGTAAACATAAATACCCAAAAGCATCAAAAGCATGATCTACACCCAAGTTCTTATTAGGCATTCCTGTATTCGGTGCATAAGTTAACGTACGAAGTGCTTTTATTAATTCTTTACATCGAGGATGTATAATCGTTCTCCTTTCACCAGCTGCATCATATAAGGCTGTATTTACAGCAGTAATTTTATCTCTAATCTTCCAAGGAGCTTTTGGACTTGAAACAGTAAAGCCACTCCTCCTTAAAATTGTATGATCCGTTAATCCAACTCCACTGGTTTTTCGTGCGCCTCCTGTAGGGTCAGGACATGTAATAACTCTTCTGTCTACCCCATATCTATTGACAACTTCCTCTGCAAAATCCCATGTCGTAGCTCCTCCCCTTAATATGATCTCATCAAAAATATACAAATTTTCATTATGTTTCACCGCACATACACCGCATAAAGGGTCAACGTTAAAATCTACACCCATATACAAAGGCAACATGTGTAAATCCTTTGCCTCGTCACTAATATTTTCGTCCGAAAAGCTTATAGCTACCAAGCCCGTAAGGTTTTCAAAGCTAGCTTCAAATTCTTGTCTGAACGTGCGTTCATCTAATTGACCACGCGCTGCTTCCACTTCATCTTTCGGAACATTACCCCCCTCTACTGTAGTGAAACTCCATCTCGTCCAATCACCACTCTCATCCTCTGGAACATAACACCATAAATCATAAAACCAACTTGCCGTTCCATCAGGTGTTGAAATGAATAATGCCCACCCCTGTTTATCTGCTAATGCAGGTCGTATTACCTCTGACCATACTTCCTTATCCATAAATGCTGCCTCATCCAAGACTACGCCCGAAAGACTTCTTCCTCTTAATGCCATCGCATTCTCTGTCCCCTTTAACTCAATCGTTGATTCATTTACTAACTCAATCTTTAAATCTGTCTCATTCTTGGATTTGATCCACTGCTTTGGTACTAACTTCTTCAAAGTTTTCCATGCAATGTCTTTTGCCATCCTATATGTAGGTGCACAATAGAAATACGTTTCACCAGGCTTCGCAATAGCTCCTTTCAATAACTCAACACAACTTAAATAGCTTTTACCAAATCTTCTTCCAGCTACCAAGACTCTAAATCTACTCTTATTACTAAACACCTCCCCCTGTGCCCACCTTAAACTTAACGGTTCTGCTACTGCCATACAAAAATAATAACCACTTTTACTATAACAGCAACTTATTCCGTACTGTATCAGTAGGTTCTATGCCCCTGGCAAAAATAAAAAATATTTTACAACACTCCCCCTAGTAACATATGATACATGAAATAGTTTATTTTACTCTTGTA